GGATCCGAAATTGTTAGGTTTGTGCGTCAACTCTTTTGTCAATGATATTGTGTCTGGACTCACACCAGCGATGTTGGATAGTCTGGGAGTATATGACACTTTTACGTCGATGAACGGGGCTCCTGGTATTACTTATGTGAATGGTATCGAGCGAGGTACTAGTGCTGGATTTCCGTGGGGTCATTCGAAAGCTCCTTTATTGATCAATCTGGGGGAGGTGAGAGATTGCCAACATGCCATTGACGTCACTCCCGAAGTGCATGAGCGCATAGCATGGTTTGAGGAAATGTATAAATTGGGTGAACGTTGTTATCCCGTTTTTACAGCTTGTTTGAAGGATGAACCTGTGTCTCAAAAGAAGGCTGCGATTGGGAAAACTCGAGTCTTTTGTGCTGCCCCGTTCGATTGGTCTATCGTTGTTAGGAAATACTTCCTGAGTATGGTGCGTTTGCAACAGAACAACACTTTACTCTTCGAAGCTGCTTCTGGTACGGTTGCCCAATCCCACGAGTGGGGCGATATCCGGAGGCATTTGTGCAAGTTTGGTGAGGAGCACATGATTGCTGGTGACTACAAAGCGTATGACAAAAGGATGCCTGCAATGATGGTGCTTGCGGCATTTGATGTTATGATCGAGATTTACCGCATAGCTGGAGCCACGGAAGAGCATTTGAAGATTATGCAGTGTATTGCGTATGACACTGCATTTCCGACGGTGAATTTCAATGGCGATTTGGTCACTTTCCATGGGAGCAATCCCTCAGGGCACTCTCTCACAGTGCAGATCAACTCGTTTGCGAATTCATTGTATATGCGTTATTGTTTTGCCACATTAGGTGGAGATGTGGCAAAGTTCACTGATCAGGTGGCTTTGATTACGTATGGGGATGACAATGCAATGGGTGTGCATGAGGACGCTTCATTCTTCAACCACACTGCGATAGCTGATACTTTGGGCGATATCGATATTGTATACACGATGGCAGACAAGGAGGCTATGAGTGTACCGTATGTACCTATTGACGAGATCACCTTCCTCAAGCGTTCGTGGACCTACAGTGATGTCCTAGGGGATTATGCTTGTCCCTTGGATGTAGACTCCATACACAAGATGCTTATGTTTCGCGTGGAGAGTAAGACGGAAACTGAAGAGAAGCAACTGGTGGGACAGTTGCGCTCCGCCCACAATGAATTCTTCTTCCACGGCAGGGAGGAATTCGACAAGCATGATATGTACTTGCGTGACATGGTAGTGAGAGCCAAGTTGACGGAGTACATGGTCCCTGAGTTACCAACTTGGGACGACTATGTCGCACGGTGGTTCAATGCGAGCCCCACGGGAGTTTATGCCACTCCCGGTGAAAACCAAAAGGCATAAGTGTGCACATAGATACACTTCGCTGATAATTTATGATTTTATAAACAGTGGAAGAAGGATGTGCATGCTCATACAGGCAGGGCCCTCGCGCCCAACTGCTTTTTAGCAGAGATTACCTGGATCTGTATATATTAAAAATCTTACTTGCGGTTCTAATGAGCATAACCCCGCATTTTAATATTTGCTTTCTGAACAAAATACTGAAACAAAAGGCGACGTAGTGCCTAAAACTACAACTGACGAAATTGACAATACTATTGACGAGGTCACTCAAATGACCTTCCATGACGAGGATAAAGGCTATCGTATGGAAGTGTTAGGTGAGTCTGACCCAACGACCAAACACGCAAACTCGAACATAGCGGATATTGCTAAGTTCTTGGAGAGACCAGTGCTACTCAAAACATTTAATTGGATTGAGGGTTCTTATCTCCAGGAGTTCACAGATGTGTGGGGCGATTTAGCCACACACCCCCTTATCGCAAACAAACTCAAGAATTTTGGAGGGATGCGTGCTACCCTCAACATACGCATAAGTATGAGTGCTTCACCTTTTTACGCTGGACTAGCAATGGCTTGCTACAACGTGAATCCTGGTTCGAGCATTTCGTACCCCGTGGTCATTGCTAATGACCAACATCTCGTGTTACTCTCCCAGAGACCACGAGTACTATTGTCACCACAGGACAATATGGGGGGTGAGATGAAGATTCCTTTTATCTACCCTTATAATTATGTGTGTTTGAACAAATTCTATGACACCAACGCTCCCGGCTTAGTGGGTGGTGTCGGTACCCTCACTATAGCATCTCCTACAATCTTGAAGAATTTTAACTCTGTGGTTGCTGCCCCGGTGACTATATCCATTTATGCGTATTTCACGGACGTGGAATTGACCATGAACACACTCAATTCGAATGTGCAGAGTTCAGCTAAGAAGTTGGGCTTTAAATCTAAGAAGAAGAGCAAAAACAGGTCTAGACTCATGTCCATGACAGCCCCAGATGAATATGGGCGTGGTGCCGTCTCTGGAGTGGCTTCTGCTGTGGCAGCAGCCGCTGGAGCACTATCCACTTTACCAGTGATTGGGCCTTATGCACTGGCTACGCAAATGGGAGCGGGTAAATTGGCGAGTGTAGCCTCTTGGTTTGGTTATACTAACACTCCTGTTATAGCTGATCATCTACCTTACACGCCAAAGCCTTTCCCCAATATGGCTTCCAGCGAGATCTCTCACGCATCTGATAGGTTAGCTCTTGATCCCAAAAATGAGCTCACTATTGATTCTCGTGTGTGTGGGCTTGATGGCAGTGATGAATTGGCTATTAGTGGCCTTGTTGGACGCGAGGCCTACCTCACATCCTTTGATTGGAGTGCCGCGAACGTCACTGGCGATCTATTGTGGTCCTCTCTCGTGACACCGCAGCTCTTCCGTGTGAGTGGCGATGCCGTCTACTGCACTCCTATGGCTTATGTGGCTCTTATGTTTGCCGATTGGTGCGGTGATGTTGAGTTTAGGTTCGTTGTGCAAGCGACTAAATTCCACATGGGGCGGCTGAGAGCTGAGTATGAACCGCTCACATATACCAACACACCTGATGCTCAGATAGTGAATGTCACTGAGGTGATTGATATCGCAGAAACGAAGGATTTTACTGTGGTTGTACCATATACTCAACTGAGACAATGGTCGCGTGTGCAGCCTCTCAAGCTAGCCACCAAGACCGAAGTTTTTGGTACGACTTTTCCATCACGACCCACAGATAATTCAGCGAATGGTATGCTCACATTGAGAGTACAGAATCAATTGTCTGGTCCTTCCGCCGACAATGTGGTGAGTATATCCGTTTTCGTGAAGGGTGCGGAAAATTTGACTTTCAACAATCCTGTTGCCCCTCCGAATACTGCATATTTCTTGCCACAGTCGTCTGAAATGGATTGTAGAGACGAGTGTGAGATGGAGCCTTACGCAACCGACGTGCGTTGGTTGGACACTGTCGATGATGTAACTCAGAGTACATATGGTGTGTATATGGGGGAAACTTTGTTGAGTGTGAGACAACTTATGCACAGAGATTGTTTTTATGCCACTTTTGGTGTGAACAACGCAGCAACGGATCACAAACGTCTTATGTTGCGCACTCTAAGTAGCATCTATCCAAGAGTTCCTGGCTATGCGTGGCCAAATGCTTTGCACAGGGATGTCGCAGAGGCTAGCTTTAATTACGTAGCTTATTCACCTATGAGTTGGATGATGCCGTGTTTTGGGGCAGTGCGTGGTTCAGTGAACTGGACGGTGAATCCAGTAGGTGATCTATCTTCTAGTGTGGTCATCCAAAGATCCGCCACTTATCGCACTGTTGGAAAAGCTTTTCAGCTCATCCAGGTTGCGAGTTCGGCTACGTACTCCCGCTCACTTG